CTTCCTGGCAGGACGTGCCTTCCGGGGGCGGCGGGTACGTCTGTTGTTTTTTCGTGGAGCCATCTTCGTCTATACTAAGGTAAAATATTTTATTTATTCTGCGGAGCAGGGCTGGGGTGAGGCCAATACCATTATACCACATGCCAGGTCGTTTATTACTAGTGATGATGACGCGTTCCCACTGCGCATCAACAAAACCGCCTTTAACAGGTACTTTTAAAGGATACCGGTCTAATACTCTTAACAGTTCAGAATACTGAAGATAGCCGTAATAATCATCAAGCAAAATGGTTGTCTCACCCGAATAGCCGTCCCACCAGTCGCCAATAGGTTTAGAATATAAGTCGGGGAAAGTATCCCAAGCGTACCGGGATTTCCCAGTACCTGCTTGTCCCCATAAAACGATAACCTCTACGTTACGGTGTTTAGGTCGCATTGTCAATTGCTTGAAACGCTCCAGTGCTTTTATACCAGGGAGTAACTGCGGTTGATTGATAACAACATCTACAACCGGGGTCGTTAGCAATTGTTCAACTGCTAACGTCCAGTCAGTGCGAGCACCCTGAATCGGGAGCTCGCCGAACTCTTCTACTTTTGCGTTTTTTCCAAAAGTAGGCCCATTATGCTTCAATCTTTTCCATTCTTCTTTGGGCTGCTCGCCCTTCTTACAATAGTTTGAAGCATCAATGTGCGTACCCCTCAATGTTTCCAAGTGTAACCGGGGGGATAGATCGGCCTTGAACTTGTCCAACGAACGAGGGGTCTCCCAGCATATAAAACCTTGTAGGTGAGGTGTTCCACATTCCTCTCCTACCTCGTATCCCCATACAAGATAACGAGAGGATTCTGCTAATCCTCTTGCGTTAATGACTTCTTGATCGGTATAATTATTTAACGTCCAACACACCGCACGGGACTTTCCCAACGACTTTTTTTTGGCTGGAACAGGTGGAACGGAAGTCGCCATTAGGTAATACTATACTAATGGCGCTGAAAATATTTGCCGGGGTCTTAATTGGAATTAATACACAACGGGGGGGGTTGGGAGCGATCCCCCCCCCCCGCGCCCCCCCCTGACCGACCCAAGGTGTCGCCGCAAGCGGCGAGTCCTGCCGGACGGGGCAAGGTAACTGTTGTTTGAGGCTGCGCCGCAGGTGATTTGTATTGATCTTTAATTAGATACAGGCAAATCTCTTAAGCATCTTCATAAACTAGATGCGTTACGTAATTAACCATTACATACTGATTGAGATAATCTGTGGTACCATCTCCATCAGGTTGACAGAATCCACAAGCCCAGAATGGTGAAAAATTGCTGGGAAAACTTTCAGTATTTGATTCATATTTGAGGAACTCAGGACAAGGTATATTTATAGAATACTTGTACGTCTGGTGTCCATCTATAGTCGTGACAGAACCAGCATAAGGTACTACGTTACCAGGGGCTGGCATTTGACCATACCCTTTCTGTAACTTCAATACTCTATCACTGATCACGTTGTATCGGTTTGTATTGACACGCCAATTAACGTCATAAGGAACTCCGTTAAAACCTCCATATGTGCCGTTTCCGTAGTTAAACAACAAGGAATCTACGGGAGTGCCTAGTTGCGGAATAGCCGCGTTATAAACTAGGTCATTGCTATTTTTTAATGATTTATCAGTTAGAACCATCATACGGCACAATAACAGATTAGAATTGACATTCTCTCCCCTAATAGTTACTATAAAATCCACTCTTAAGGATTTAGGCTTAATGCGATTACCCACGCGCTGATTTTGCTGAGATCCAGCAAAAGCCGCAGATTCTTGCGCGATTGGGGGCATAATAGGATGAATGTTCTGAACAACGACATTATTCCTTATGGCAGGGGACTGCAAAATTGCTGTCCCCGTACCAGCCCATGGTGTACCAGAGTTAAGCGCACCAGCCAATCCTGGATAACTAGTAACATATTTATTTTCCAGGTTGCGCGCCAAGACCGCATTCACTTTCTTCGCAAATGTGTTCTTGGTCTTCCTGGCAGGACGTGCCTTCCGGGGGCGGCGGGTACGTCTGTTGTTTTTTCGTGGAGCCATCTTCGTCTATACTAAGGTAAAATATTTTATTTATTCTGCGGAGCAGGGCTGGGGTGAGGC